ACTTTGCAATATCCACAGCGTGCTGACCGAGGATCTTGTTGAAAGGATTTGTTCTTACGTCAGCATCTAGGATCTTCTCAGCCAGATCCTTGTAGTCTTGATCTTCTACACCAGTTGCATCAAGCTCAAACACCTTCGGCCTCTGCATGATCACAGCCATCATGAACGACTTAAAAGTCTGAATTTTCGCATAAGTCATTGGAATGACCTGCTTCTTCGGACGTCCTTCTTGAACAGCCTTCTCATCGGCCTTGTCTTCACACCGATACGAACGATAGATGTTATGACGTTCTTCCCACAGATCATAAAACGTGGACATATACGACCGCGAAGCCTGAACATGTTTCATGCAATGCGTTAACATATGCCCATGAAACGCTGTCGGCTCCTCGCGATCGAGTTCTTTTCTGATGCGTTCGTCCATTTATTTGTAGGTAAATTGCTCTTGTCTTGGAACTGAAAAACGTCCCCTGTCAGAAACCATGCTTGGCATATACTTCATCTCATCAGAATTGTCAGGGGTGACATAATCCAACCCTTCCAACACAAGCCGATATAAATTCTCCATCATGTGATCATCTTTATCAATCGGACGATTAGGCCGATTTGGATTCCACGTGTAGTGGTCAAACTCCCATCGCGTTTCCGTTAAATGCTCAGCGAACAACAGCTTCTTGGTCACTTTACCCGCAGGACTTTTAATCGTCGAGTTCAACGCAGCTTGAGTCGTTATGATCCCGCGACTTAGGTCTTTACTTGCTTTCTCGACAAACACCCCGTTTTCGATCAAAATGTCAGCCATAACACTTTGATCAATGTTTGAAGGTACGTAAGCCGCGGGATCACATAAGAAAATCTGCACGTGTCTTGAACCGACGATAGTATTAATTGACTCGCATAACTCCTGTGCGCTTGTAAACTTACGGAAAATCTCCGCGAAGAAGTAAACAATCCCCTCCGGACTCGTAGCGGCAAACAACACTGCATGCGGGACCTGTGGGTGCGGGTCAATCGCCAGCCGAATCGTATAGTTTTCAGGAGGTGTCATGGCATCCTGCCACCCATACGGGGTTCCGCGATATAACGAGTCCGAAGGGTGAAATTCTTTATAAACTAACCCAGAAAGTGCCAACGGTATGCCCTTAATACGGCAGTCTTTTTCAGCCTCCGTGAGATCTGCTTCAAACATGGCCAGTGCCGCGGGAGTATTATAAACGTTATCATAAGAAGTCCCAACGATCATCAAGTGCTCCACATCTTTTTCAATGCTCTCGCCTGTCGTGACCCGGAACGAATCTCGCGGGACGAACATGTCGTTAATCCACGGCTGATTAATCGGTGTGCACGTAAACCACGCACTTCCATGCCGGTCAATTAATCCCCGTGAGTTAGCCACCCACATTTCCTTTGGGCAAGGCTCATCGACATGTATCCAATCCCAGTCCGAACTCTCCTGCCCCATTGCGTTGGACATGAAGGACTTAACCGTATCAAGCATGATCGTGCTTTCCCCACCCCAAATTGACTTCACAACGATTTCAGATATAACCCCAGCGTTGTTCTTATTCGCCCGAACAATCGTATCAAGCGCAAGGAACTTAAACAACTTCCCTTGACCCTGACCCTTTACGGGGTTGGTGAAGATTTCGTGTGCCTTGTCCCAGTCGGCGACGAGTATGAGTCCTTTCGTGGAATGTTGCGGAATACCGCTGGTGCGGCGCAGGTCACCTTTAGGATACCATTCACGCTCGCCTCGTGCCCATGCAACATCTTCAGCTCCGCCCATCGTTGACTTGCCGAACCGGTTACCAGTCCGAACATACCGTCTTTTCTTCGCTCCTGCCGCATGAAATTCATCTTGTTTTGCATGAGGCTTATAAAACAAAATACCATTCTGCTTCTTCAACACCGCAAGGCGACGCAAAGCAACAAGACGTTGATGTTCTTTAATTTCCATGTGAGGTTTATGCTATAAACGCGACTTAGATTGTAAAGCGAATGCGATTGCGGACTTTGTTGACGGATCGTTCGGAACGACCTTTCTTCCAAACTACGTCGGTGCCTTCGCGGGAACCGGCGACATTGGTGTTACCTTCGACGGTTTCGAAGTAACCGGTTTCGTCCGCGTTGGTGATTGCGATGCCGCAGTGGGAAAAACTAAAAATGACTATATCGCCTCGTTTGATGTCGTTGCCGGGGAAGTCTTTTGTGTGCGTGGTGTTGTCTTGGTCTCGGGACCAATCGGCGAGGCCGAATGCGGAGGGTGTGCGGGGACGCTTGTAGGAGATGGTTTCGGGAAGGTCGAGAGCGTGCATTGATAGTTGCACGATACGACAAACAAAAGAAGCGCACCATGCGTAGCCGTTGTCCGCAGCGTTAGGTTTGTAATAGTCTGCATTGAAGAATTCTTGTATGAGTAAGCCTTTGTTTGAACCACGTGGCTCTTCGTGACGGCCTACCATTGATAGTGCAATGAGAGCGATACGCTCTGGGAGGAGTGTTTTCATGTGAGTGATGTCCCTCGGAAAGAGCTGCTACCGAACAGGCGGACGGCCCGGAAAATGATTTCACGCTGGAACCAATCGACGCCGATGTTATACATCGCTTCTTTGAAGATCTCGTCCGAGTCTTCGCGGTCGAACGTGTCGTTATACGGCGAGTAGAGCCAATCGTGGATGACTGCCGCCTTGAAGTAGGGTCCGAACGGCGAAAGGATACTCCAGAATACGCGAGGGATGGATGCCCCGTCTGTATCAAATCCCTTGTGCACGGCGATGGTTCCGAACGATGAGAGGTAGCGAAAACGCTCCGTGAGCCGGAAAATGTGGGAGTCGCCGCGCATCCCGGCATCGGTGAAATTGAGTTCGTCGGGGAAGTGGTTCATGGTCGGTCAGCGTGGCGGTTGAGTTCTCGAATCGCTTCCTCGACTCGCGTCGTGCGACTGCTGGCATCCTCGATCTGTGCCGAGAGCTGAGTGAGGATGATGATGTTCGCCTTACTGATTTCCGCGACTTGTTGGTTAGATGCCTTGAGGTCCGTGTAAACTGGCACAAGCATACCCGCAAAGACCACTCCAACACCCCATTTCCCGACAGCCCAAACGAACAATCCGCCCCACGTTGCAGGGATGTTGACGCTTTCGGGTGTCGAGGCGACGGCGATCTCGTGGAGTTCTTCTTTGCTCATGGTTCAGGGTGTGGAAATGGTCGTGCGGATGATTTCGGATAGTGTGCTCATGATAAGGTTAGGTTAACGGGGGCGCAGGGGTGAGTGGCTGTGACGAAACTGATGGCGATATTACCAATTGGACTTGGAGTTTCTCCAGATGCAAAACTTTTCCATTTTATGGCAGCAACGGCAGACGACACCGTAAATGGCGCAGTGTATAAAAAGCACGTCGCGCTAGCTGTGTTAGTTGGAACATCACCGTTGAGTGTGTAATAGATCGATTCGGCGTTGCTGCCGCCTGTAAGCGTGACAGTGCGGACAGAGTCGAGTAGATAGGTCGAGCGGGGTGATCCCGCGTTTTGAATCGATTGGAGAGGAGTATTAAGCCCTAGGTTGCGGTATGCGTCCCAAAATAATTTGACGTATGGCGGCGTCGGATCTGGGACGCTTCCTCCTGTATATATTGCAAAGGCTCTGTCATGGTAATCGAAAAACACCTGATTGTTCCAGAGTTCAACAGCACCAACTGTCAGGCGCATACAGAGTGCTAATCCGACGTGTCCCTCATATCTTACATCTCGGTAAGATTTCGACCAAGCCGCGCTGTCTTTAAACCTGGCGCCCCAATGTAACGGTCCCCATTCTGCCTTCCCCACATCCCCAGCGACGTATTGTTGACTTCCCAATTCCAATGGGCGGCCTACGTCATCTGAATTATTCACATCGCCCACATACCAAAAGATCGAGTCCGCTAAGAATCTGGGTATTCCTAATGGCGACCACTTATAGGGATTATCCACGAAATTCGGACCATCAACGTAAGTCTTCATGTCGGCATCATCAAGAGCGAGAGCCGCTAGAACTAGAGCTGGTTTCGTTTGAGCGCTTCCATTCAATCCGGAGTAAACGGTTCCTACGACGGTCCATGTCCCATTCTTCACTTGCCCATAAACATCAATCCCGTATTGGACAAGTCGCACATAAGCTAACTCCTTCTCTGCATTAGAATAGTTCGTATGGAGTTCAAGGAGTGCTCCTCCAAAACGTTGACTGTTATCACGATCATACCCCGGCTGATGGTTGGTTGGGGACCATTGGCGGTTTTTGTCGGTATCCATCTCAATTTCCAACCACGATTTAGAAAAACTAGAGGATGTGGGAGCTGACTGACCAGTAACGGGAGCTAAGTTTCTGAGAATCCCGTAATTGAGTTGCGACTTGTTCCAACTGATCGTTTTGTCGGTGCCAGTGTAAGGAGGTCGGAATGATCCCGAAGCGGGAGCACTTGCCAGAACGGTAAGAACCCCAAAATCGTCTAATACTTGGAATCCGGCTACTGCCTTTGATTTCACGGTGCAAATTGATGAACTCGCAGGCACGCTTCGGGTGTTCGAGACGGAAAGTGGGTTTCCACCCACAAGCGCAATGTTGAGCGAGTCGCTGTAGCCGAGAAGGCTGGCGTCGAATCCTTGAGGCGCATAGTTAGCTGGTGCTGGATTGACCATTGATCCGTTAGCGCGTCGGCCTCCAATAATCGCTGTCTCTGGCGTGATGCCAGTCAGAGTGATCGGGCCGACCACCCAATAGTCCCCGTTCGCAAACGTTCCTGTTTCGCGGTCTTCGACCCACGTCCAAGTGATGCCGTATTGTGATAATGTCGTTGCCATTATGGTGCAAAATAAATTGTTGGTACTCCTTGCCCTTGATTGGTTGTCCCAGTTTGATAAAAACTCGGCGGGCCTATCCCTGAGCTGTAACTCGCGCTGTAAATTGTCGCGGCTCCCGATGTTGAGAGCGTGGCTGAATCGTGCCAAGTGTCACCGTCCTCAATGACTAGACCTCCGATTTTGTAATTTCCAGCACTCAAAGTCACAGGCAATGCGACTTTGTTAAATGTGCCATTGACGCCACCTGTGCCTGGCACCGTGGCACTTGCTACCAGCACGCTATCGCTTGTGTAAATACCAACCTCATGACTGTCAGTGTCGCCGGTCTTCCAAGGCCAGCCCACGTGGGTTACAGTTTTAGTGCTGCCTATACCAAAAGCATATCCAACCCATCCAGTGTAATTGTTTCGCAGAGATCCTGAACTCTGTGCCGTCAGTAGCGAGTCACCCGTAAGCTCATCGGTCGTCGCCGTCACCGTAGCACTCACTGGGCTGAGTGATTTCGTGCCGTCGCCGTTGTTATTGTAGGCGTAGAAGCGAGCGGTGATGAGCGTTTCAGCGGTGACGCCTGATAGTGTGACAGGGAGAGTCGGTGACGTTGCCGATAATACCCATGCCGGATCACCCGGCGCATAGTATTCGACGAGGTATCCACCACTGATTGGCGGATCGAGCGGCTCGGTGGCGTCGATTTCAACGGTGCTGTGACTGGTCGCCGTAGCAGTAACACCTGTTACGGCAAGTTCGGGTTTCGTCCGATACACCCCGGATGCGATGGTTGCGCTGCCAGCCGCATTGACGGCAGAGA